TCTTTATACCTACTTTTAAAAGTGCTTTTTTATCTTCTTTTTCTAATTTCTCTTTTTTAAAGAATTTACCAGCTGCACCTGCTGCATGTTTAAACAATTCAACTTCATGTTGAAATCCATGTTTAATTGCAGCCCCAGCTCCCTTTACCTTATCTCTTAATGCTTCCGCAAAACTTCTACGAGTTTCTGATCCAGGCTTATCCTGCCCTTTATTGAAAAATTCTTTCTCCTTTTCACTCCAGTTTTCTATCTTTTGGTTAATTTGCTGAAGTTTTTGTTTTGGTACATCTACTAATGATTTCTTAGCATATCCTACTCCAACATTACGAGTGATAGGTGGTTTCTTTTCAGAATTAGATGAGGATTGAGATTTCTTTTCAAAATCTGCTTTCTCTTCCGGAGTTACGGGTCTTAAATTGCCATTATCATTTTTAAATTCAGCTGCTCCTCCTTGTTGAGAAGAATAGTATCCCCCACCTAAATGGAATTTACCTGGAAAATCTTTTGATTCACCTTCTTTACCAGGATCAACTTTTGGCTTCGGTGGCTCCGCTTCATTTAAGAAGAATTCTCTTATGATATCCTTATATTCAGAATAACCTAATTTATCACAACACTCCATCAAATTCTTAACCTGTTCCTTATCATCTAATGATGGGAACGGATAAGTTTGTGAATGTTCTAAAAGTAATTCGTCTATTATCTGATTGAACTTACTCATATTTGTTTTTAATTGAACTCGATTTTTTGGAATATTCTAGTTGGGATTTTTCTTATACCAGCTGCACCGGTTAAGATTATACAATTTTTGAATTTTTCCCAATCCAAAGGAAAATTTGTATCCAATACCCCACCATTCTCTTCTTTGATTAATTGGTTTAACGCATTAATCGTATATAATGTGTTTGATTGTTTTTTTCTATGAACTAATATAGTGTTCGCCATTTGTACATCCGGCTTAAATTCCACATCTATATTGTAAGTAATATACAATTCGTCCATATTCGTTTTATTCTGCAAAACATAAATGTAGTTATAAACAATCTTATAATTCTCTCTAACTTTTTGTAGAATATCCTGTAAATTTTCCGTTTCCGCAAATGTACATAGTAACTGTGTTTTCATTTATTTCTATTTAATACTTTTTCTCCTATATAAGTATTAAATATTTCCGTAACTAAAATTTTTAAGAACCTCAGTCGGTGAAATTCTATCCAAAACAGATTGAATTTGTACTAAAACGTCCTTTTCGGATTCATCTACATCAAATAAGAACGAATCATATGTGTATAAAACCAATTTCGTCCTCTTTCCTTCTAACAACTCATTCAACTTCTTAATCACATATACATTCGTTTCGGTCTCTAATGCTTGTAAGTAATAGTTAAATACTTTTTGTGGATTATGGTTATCAATTTTAGTGAATGGAATCCTCTTACCACATTTCGTTTCCACATATCCATTGATTAAAAAATCTTTGTATAACTTCTTTATGAACTCATCCGTTTTTTTGAAGAATGGAATCTCTAAATTCTCCACATCTATCCCACCATATAATTGTTGGAATGTTAATTTCTTACTATTAAGGTAATCCTCATCCGAAAGTTCCGTTACCCCAAAGTATTGCTTACCTAACCATTCGTGTGCCGAGTCTTCAGGTATAGTTTCACCTACTATCTTAGCTATCAAACGAACGTGGTAACCATCGAAATCGAATTGAACTAACTCACCCAATTTAGATACGATATAATCTCTGCTGCCATCCGATTTATTGAGTGCCGAGTAGTTTACCCCACCGAAGGTATTTGAGGGTCTGCCAGTGGTTGTAAAGTTGTTGTATAGGGAGTATTCGTAACCATAGGTTGTAGGAATTCCATTACTTTCAATTTTTTTGAATTCCGGTAGGACAAGAGAATTGTAGAAATCGTAACCCCCTACCC